CAGTTTCTAATGTACAATCATCTTCTAGTTACGAGTTTTTCGCATCATCTTATGCAGGACAAAATATTATCGCAATTCGTAACTCCGCAAGATGGCAGTTGGTTGGCGGTTCAACTAAAGCTCTGTTCAAGTTTACTGGCGGTGCATTTAGCCAACAGGTCATTCTCTCTAGGGGAGATGGTGCTGTAGTACAAAATAACACTTTAAGTAGTACAAATGGACAAATCTTTATCGACATTATAGGTTCCGTAAACCAAAACCTCGCAGCTTACCCAGCTACATTTTCAGCTTTTACAATAGGTTTCGGAGTATATCTTGGTCTTACAAACGTATCCGCATTAAACTACTACTCTCAAACCAAAGCAGTTGCAGACAGCCCATATACACTAGCATCGGAGATTGGTTATTTAAGATGTAACGCGGTCGGTGGTAACATGACAATTAACTTACCTGCTGCTATTGGTAATGGTAGATTAGTCACAATTAAAAAGATCGATGCCTCTGGCAATACAGTTACGATAGACGGCAACGGATCTGAAACTATAGATGGTGCGACAACTTATGTGCTGGCAGCTCAATGGGACGTCGTACAATTTATTGATGCCGCCGCAGGACTATGGGAAATAACAAGTACAGGATAATTATGGAGAAAGATTTAACAAAACTACACCCGATACATCAAAAAGCTTGCGAGGAGTTTATAGCTAGCGAGTACACACCAAACGAAATACCAGATGAACTTTACCAGGCTTACTTAAAGCTATCTAAGATACCTAAGAAAGATTGGGGTAAACAAAGCACCTTAGATGAGGTTAGTAACTAGTTATTGACGAATCGTAAAATAAGAATAATGATTAGGGAGTATTATGGACAAGCAATTTACTAAAGCAACAATCACAGAGAAAGCAGCAGACGGCTCATTCACAGCCGTAGCATCAAGCGCTACTAAAGATAGGCATGGCGAATCAGTAGACATTAAAGGTTGGGACTTAAAGAACTTTAAAAAGAATCCTGTATTACTATGGGCGCATGACCATACTATCCCTGCAATCGGAGTAGCAAAGAGGGTATGGATTTCAGACGGCAAACTTATGTTTAAAGGTGTCTGGCAAGAAGTTACCGATATGGGTAAGGCTGCTAAACAGTTAGTCGAAGAGGGTATTATCAATTCGTTCTCAGTCGGGTTTTTACCTAGCGAGATGGAGGGTAACACTTATACTAAACAGGAACTTTTAGAGATTAGCCTAGTGAACGTGCCAGCTAACCCTGATGCTATGATGCTTGCTTACAAATCACTTAAAGGTAGTGGTTTTGAGGATAAGGTATTAGAAGATATAGGAATAGATACTCTAGTTGTTGACAAGCTTGTCAGTATGGAGAAAGATATAAAGGAACTTAAAGATCAGGTAAAAGTGACTCCCACTGCGCCACAAACACATTCACAAGTTATTCGCACTAGGCAATCAGTAGTAAAAGCTGTAGCCAAAGCCTCTGACCAGCTACTCGCTGGCGAAAAAGATGGTATTGCGAAAGACGAACGTGTTAAGTTAGCTAAAATAATTAAACGAGGGGCCGAAATCCTCTCGAAAAGCCATAAGGAGCAAATAAATGGGTAAAATAGCAGAACTATTTGAAAAGAAAGCACTAAAAACTATTACTGACGAAGAGCAGAAAGAGTTAGATTTGCTATTAGCAGAGGCTAAAGACGTAACACCAGAAGAAGCATCTAACGAAGATGTTGAAGCTGATATTGAGAAGATGGCACAGAAATTTGCCGATACTGTTGGTGCTAGTGTTGATAGTAAATTTGAAAAATTAATGGAATCTCTAAAAGAAAAAGACGCTAAAGTTGTTGAAGAGCAAGGTAAGAGCTACATCGTAGACAAGAAGCTAGGCAAGAAAACTGTCGAAGAGCTTGGCGAAATGAAAGTTCAACTTACTGATCGTAAGAGCAAGGGCAAAAAAGTTACTGAAGTTAGCATGAAAACTGTTCACTTTGTTAATGCACTTCTTACAAAGAACGTTGAGAAACTACAACTTCTATCAGAGGGTACTGCATCTGCTGGTGGTTACTTAGTACCTGAAGAGTTTGCAAACATGATCGTAGAAGACATCCGAGACATCGCAGTTATGCGTACTGTCGCTGCACCTGCAATGACAATCTCTGGTGATACTATACACATCCCTAGCCTAGTTGACCGACCAAAGGCACAGTGGCGCGCTGAGAAAGCTGTTAAAGCTACATCAACTGCTACTTTCTCTGAGACAGTACTTACTCCTTATAGCCTTGCTGTAATCGTAGGTCTATCACAAGAGTTAGCTGATGACGCAAGCTTGGGTGTAAACGGTTCTGTAGTGAACTACATCGCTGGATTGATGGCACAATCTCTTTCTGAGAGAGAAGAGCAAGCTTTCTGGGTTGGTGACGGTTCAGGCAAGCCAACAGGTATCGACAACTACACACTACGAACAGTTAACGCTGGTGCTGGTGCAACTGATGCACAAAAGGCTGATGCGATTATCTCTGCGTTCCAAAGAACTCCACAGGGTTATAGAAATCGTGGTGTATGGGTTGGTAACAGCTCTACATGGGAAGAGGTTGGAAGACTTAAAGATTCAAATGGTAACTACCTACTAACTAGACTTGCAGATTCTCCAACACAGAGTCTACGAGGCCGTCCTGTTTACGAGCAGAACGACATCGGTGGTGGTAAATTATTCTTCGGTGACTTTAGCTACTACCAGATTGTTGACCGAGAGGGAATCTCAATAAAGATTTCTGACGAAGCAACAGTAGGTGGATCAAGCGCCTTTGAGAAGAACTTAGTATATGTACGAGTTGAAAAACGAGTAGATGGTGAACTATTGCTTAACGCAGCAGTTACAGAAGTTCAAGGTCTAGGAACAATATAGATTGTATCCTGACGGTTGCCCCTCTGGGGGCTTCCGCTAGGAGATAACCTAATGCGTATTAAAATAACCAAAGACTACAAAGAACATAAATCAGGCGAGATCATTGATGTGACTCCAAACGTAGCCTTTGGTCTTATTGATAAAGGCATTGCAAAGATTACTAAAGACATGACATCGAGGGATATTAAGCATGGCTAGTTTATTATCTTACGCTCTGACTACTGTTGCTGACGTTAAAGAGACGCTAGACATTGCTAGTAACGACACAACAAAAGACAATCTTATTACAAGGAAGATAAACCAAGCCACTGAGATGATTGAGAACTATACAGGCAGACGCTTTAAGTTAACCAGATATGCAGACGAAGAGTACGATGCAACTGGAACAGACCAACTTATTCTTAGACAGCGACCAGTGGACACCGCTTATACGTTCCAAATAGACGCAAGGAACACATCTTTAAACGATAACGATTGGGACACAGTTGATTCTGAGCTATCATTTGTAGATAGCAAAGCCGGTGTGGCTGACCTCAATTTTATATCGGTAGGTGGATGGAACAGATACAGGGTTACTTATAGAGCTGGTTATTCAACTATCCCATCGGATATATCTGAGGCTTGTGTTACTTTGGCGGCTTATCTAGTAGAGAGTGGCACATCGGGAACAAACGTAAAGAAGAAACAAGAGGGCGCAAGGTCTATAGAATACTTTGATCCTAAAGCCGGTGCTACCAACACATCTGATATATTTGACATGCTCAATCTTACTGGCACTTTAAACGCTTATTCAAACAACCCAATACTACCGGATAAGTAATATGACTATATTTTTTAAGTCACACCAAATAACCATCTACAGGAGGCGTAGGATAGGCTCTGCTGATCGTTACGCTATGAGTGCTACATTTACCGCATTTAACGTAGACATTCAACCTGCAAGCCCTGAGAGGGTCGCAGAAGTAGACGGAAGATTTGGCGCTATCTTTACAGCATACGTTGATGTGTCTGTTGATATTAAAGCTGGCGATCAGGTTAAGATAGACACTGGCAAGACTTACGGAGTTAAAGGCGTGCAGATATGGCAGGGTGCAGGGCTACTTGACCACAAGGAACTTGTATTGGAGAGCCAAGATGCGTAAGATTATTCTTAATTCTGGTGACGCAGCGTTAGTTGACGATTCAGATTATGTAGAGCTATCAGCATACCGATGGCATTTAAGTAACGGTTACGCAGTTAGCAGAGTTCATATTGGCATGAAAGACGGTAAACAAGTTAAAAAAACTTTGAGGATGCACAGGATAGTCAACAATACCCCGATGGGTTGTATCACCGACCATATAAATGGTAGTAAACTAGATAATAGACGTAGTAACTTGAGGACTGTTAATCACTCACAAAACGGACTTAACAGGTTGAAGCCGTCTAATAATACTTCTGGCTATAAGGGCGTATATTGGAACGAGAGCGCTAAGAAGTGGCATGCCAGAGCCTGGCTTAAAAATCGACATTATAGTATTGGTTTATTTAGCAAGGCGGAAGATGCATTTAATGCTCGAATTAAGTTTATGACTGGCGTATCGGGGGAGTATTACCATGCCTAGTATTAAAGTTGAGATTACTAACATACGTCAAATAAAAGACGCTTTTGATAAAGCCCCTTACCAGATGACTAAAGAACTTAACACCGCTATTAAAAAGAGTGTATTTACAATTCAAGGCCGTTCGATGATAAACACTCCTGTTTTAACTGGTAGGCTACGAGCTTCGACTAGATCAAAGTTTGAGAACCTAAAGGGCGAAGTCGGTACTAACACCAATTATGATATATTTATACATGATGGTACTAGATTTATTAAAGCCCGACCATATCTTGCAGATGCTGTTGATGAATCTGAGTCTGACGTAGAAAATTACTTTGAAAAAGCGGTACAAGATGTACTAGATACTATAGGAAGAAGTGTATGAGCCAATCTACAGAACTAAAAAACAAGTTGAAGACTAAGATACAGGGCTTGTCATCTGTCCAAGAAGTCTATGGTTTTGAAAAGATTAACCCGGAAGGATTCCCTGCGGTCATGTTAACACCTCAGGATTTGCAGGGAGAGTTTAGTTCAAATGCAGAGAACAGTAGGGTGTACGCTTTCAAGTGTTTGATTCTGTTCCCTATATCTGAAGACTACCCAGATAATACGGGCTTACCGAGAATGGAATATGCTGAACAGGTCATCGCAACAGTTATTGACGAAATCGTAAATGACATGGATACTGACTTTGAGCTTACTGGCTCAACTGCGCTATACATGAACGCAGCTGATTGTCTCTGGTCATACGTTAAGTATGAGGGGGGCGAAGCCAGATCAGCAGAGATAACTTTAAGTATATATACAGAAAGAACAGTAGTATGACAAAATTTGTAGGAAGATTAGGAACATTAGGGGTAGCACTAGAAGCAAGTAGGGGCGTACCTGTTGCACCGACTTACTGGTTGCCTTATGTAACAATGTCATTCTTTGACAAAACAACTACCGAAAACGAAGAGCAGGGTATGGGAGTTGTTGCTGATAACGACTCTGTTTATGTAACTATGTCTATGGCCGAGGGTGATGTTGAATCTCAACTTTACGATAACGCTTTAGGATATATCTTGTCTTCAATTCTAGGGGCTGTCCCTGTTACTACTGGAGCTAACCCATATACTCACACGTTTACTCTGTCTAACACTAACCAACAGAAATCTTTATCCCTATACTGGAAAGACCCTAACTTCTCTCTAATGTTCCCTCTTGCTGTTGTCGAACAACTATCTGTAACAGTTGAAGCTAGCGCTATTGTTGCTTGGACTATCACTTTCAAGGCAAAGCGATCACGAGAGTGGTCACGCCTTACACCAAGCTTCACATCTCTAGGCAGTAAGTTCTTACACCAGCACCTAGTAACTAAGTTTGCTGATAGCGTCGGTGCTTTATCGGCCGCTTCCGGTATATCTATTAAGAACCTCGAACTTAACATCAACCGAAACACAATCTTCGATGAAGTAATTGGTACAGCAGAGCCTGAAGATGTACTAGGCCAACAGCTCACTATTGAGGGTAATATGACCCTTAACCTAGAGGACTCAACTTACAAGAACTACATGCTCAACGGTACTTATAAAGCTATGGAGCTTAACCTACTTAGATCATCAAGCTCTAGCCTTGACCTGAGATTTCCAAGAGTAAGCTTTAACGAGTGGGAGCCAGACTTTGCACTTAACGAGATAGCTAAACAAAAGATAAACTTTAAAGCCAATTATGACGCAGCAAACAACCTTGATATAATATCTACAGCGGTTCTTATAAACACCAAATCTAGTTATTAAATAAAGGAGCAAGAATGCTAAAGCTACAGAAGACAGTCAATCTGGACAGTCTCGGTGAAGTGTATCAAAATATCAACTTAGTTTTTAACTGTATACCAGCGAGTATGCTACCTCAGATTAGAGAAGACCAATCTAAGCTATCTGACGAACTATCGGAGCAAGTAGACTTTATTCTTAATATGATAAAGAAACAGTTTGTATCTGGTACTCAGGACGATGAAGCTATTACTAAAGAAGATTTATCTAGTCTTGATGAAGTAGCATTACTGCACACTTTCAAAATACTCGCTGGGGTCGAGATTGACCCAAAAGTAGAGACGCCATCGACCAATTCATCTACAACGGAGTAGGCGTTAGTACTGATGTAATTGAATATAGATATAGAAAGTTGTTTGGCTTAACATACGAAGAGTATGCAAACGAGCCACTAGATAAGTTATTTACTAATTTATACGTACATGCAACCATAGGGAAGAAACAGGAACTAGAACAGAAGCATGGCTCAAGCAAACATTAAAGCAGTTATAACAGCAAAAGATGACGCCTCAGACGTTCTTAAAAAGTTTGGCAATAATACCAATAGTATGGCGAGCGGAATCGGTACAGCCCTCAAAGGGGTTGCGGTTGTTGGCGCTGCGGTAGCTGCAGGAGTAATTGCGTTTGGTATATCTAGTGTTAAATCGTTTCAAGAGTCTGAGAATGCCATTGCTCAAACTAATGCGGTATTGAAATCAACAGGTGGTATAGCCGGTGTTACAGCTGCCGAGATAGATAGGTTAGCTACGAGCTTTCAAAAAACCACAGCCTATTCAGATGAACAAGTTAGAAGCGCAACTAACATGCTTCTTACCTTTACCAAAATAGGCAAAGACATATTCCCACAGGCTACAGAGACAGTACTAAACATGTCTACAGCTCTTGGCCAAGACTTAAAATCATCATCTATACAGGTCGGTAAGGCTCTGCAAGACCCTATACTTGGTGTAACAGCTCTCCGTAGGGTTGGTGTGAACTTCTCTGAAGATCAGCAGAATGTTATTAAGAACTTGGTTGAGACAGGTCGGGCAGCCGAAGCACAAAAGTTAATACTTCAGGAGCTAAATACAGAGTTTGGTGGTTCAGCGAATGCAGCAGCTAATACTTTTGCTGGTTCACTTGCAAGACTAACAAACCAGTTTGACGATGTAAAAGAGTCTGTTGGTAAGACTTTAGTAGAGGGACTCACCCCGTTATTTACAAAGTTAGCAGAGTTCCTAGCATCAGATAAGTTCCAAGCATGGCTACAAGAGTTCCTTGTAATGATTAGCGAAAAACTACCACCATTTATGGAAAAGTTAGTGAACGAATATATACCTAAGATGAAACAGGCTTTTGATGACGCCTACCCCAAGATAATGACTATCGTTCACGCTATAGAGGCTTTTATTGGCGCTCTTGTTTGGCTTAATGATGTTAATACAAATGTCATGGCAGCGGTAATGATCGCAATAGATAGATTTAAAACCAGTTTCGGTAATAACTTTACTGTTGTATATCGCTACATAAATGGCCTAAACTCAGCTATTGGTGCTGCCGTAGGCGGTGCTGCTAGTTGGCTATATAACACAGGTAGAGATATAATAAACGGCTTGATAAACGGTATCCGAGACGGGATAAGCGGAATCGGTCGAGCGATAGGTGGAGCTAATAACGCTATCGGAAGCGCAGTTAAAGGCGCTCTCAGAGGTCTCATCCCTGGGTTCGCTACAGGTGTAGATAACTTTTCTGGTGGATTAGCTGTAGTTGGAGAGAAAGGGCCGGAGCTTGTCAACCTACCAAAAGGCTCTGACGTTATACCTAACCACATGCTAGGCGGTGGTGGCGGACAAATGACATTCAATATAACAGTTCAAGCAGGAGTTATGACAGGAACAGATGCAGACATGAGAAAACTAAGCGCTATGGTTGTCGAGTCTATCAAAGACATCGCTTCATCAAGAGGAACTACAGCAGGAGCGTTGTTAGCGTAATGGCATACTTACTAGACGGAACTGAGATTAGATCACCTGGTTCACTTAGTGAAACCAACAGCACCCAGACGGTGCAACAAAGAAGCTTGTCTGGCTCTATAGGTAGGGATATATTTGGCTCAAATAAACGTGTCTGGCAGTTGGAGTATAACAACGTAAACTCAACAGACTACGCAACTATAAAAGCTATATATGATTCCTATTTAAATACTAATACGACAAAGACTTGGGCTATTACAGAAACAAACTATACAGTAAGCAGCGTCAGAGTACATGTAGACCTCGCGGAACGTGGCTTTAGCGTTAAAGGGTCGGACTACCTATCAAGCTTTACTCTAACGCTTACGGAGGCTTAGATGCAGACTGTCAATGCAGCATTCACCGCAGAAGAACGTGATTCTATACGTTCTATTGCTCATAACTTACAAATATCTTGGAAGAAACAAAGCACTCTAGGCAACAGGACATTTACTATCGGAGTATCCACAATCGGTGGTAACGATGTTATAGGCGTAAACCCTGGCGCAGTTGGTAGCCCATCTAACTATAGATACTTTGACGAGACTGATTACGTTAATAGTCTAGGTTGGGAGCGTGGCTATAACATGCCATCTGGTGGATTATTCAAAGCGTTAGCCGAAGCCAAACTAGACAATACATCTGGTAGATTCACTCCTAGATATATGGGTGGTCGGTCAGAACTATATACAGCGATACTTCCATCAAGACCAATGATTATGAATGCAGGTCTTAAGATCGGTGGTGTGCCGATTACAGTCCCTCAATTTGCAGGAAGTATATCTAAACAGCCAGCAGTCAACGCCCGATCGGGTGAAGTATCTATATCTGGTGAAGATTATGTCGGGTTTTTTGAGGATAAATACCTAGACCAAGAGGTGATGTTCACCGCACAAAGAACCGATCAGGTAATGCAGACTATTTTACAAGGTACTCTAGGTATGAACACCGCACAATACGATTTAGATACTGGTATAAATATCATTCCGTTTGGTTTATTTGAGTCAGGTACTAAAGTAAGAGATATATTTTCACAACTGGCACAAGCAGAGAACGGACACTTTTATCAAGACGAGTCAGGTATATTTAAGTTTGAGAACCGTCAGCATTGGGATAATTCACCATATACACAGGTGCAAAGAGTTATAACAACAGCACAAGTATTAAACGCAGAGATACCAGATGAGTCTCATCTTATAAATGTAGTCGAAGTGAGGGGTAAGATATGGCAGAAACAACCAACTCAGATTATATTTAGTTTATCGTCAGCCGTCTTATTACCACCAGGAGACACCAGTGTGTTCTTTGATTTGCAAGACCCTATGCTTGCAATAGATGACCCTACATTCTTTACTGTTAATACTTTAGCCGATGGCGAGGGTACTGATTCAACTTCTAGTGTTTCAGTTAAAAATACAAGCAAGTTTTCTAAAGCTATAAAAATAACATTTACTAACTCTTCGACTTCTAATCTATTCTTAACTGATTTGAGGTTATATGGTAGACCAGCTAAAGCTATCAGTAATGTTTACTACAGAGGCAAAGATGACTCGTCTGTTACAGCTTATCAGGAACATCCATATAATGTAGATAATATATTTATACAGAATGAAACATGGGCGAAGTCTCTAGCGCAAATGATACTTAACGATTTTTCTAACATCGAAAACATACAGAAGTTGACAATCAGGGCTATACCAGAACTACAGTTGGGTGATTTAATAAGTTGGCAGGGTAGATATTGGCGTGTATTTGAAATAAAAGCGGTATTAAATGCATCGCAAGGCTTTACACAACAGCTTACTTTGCTACAAAGAACTATAGTGTCATACTTCAGAATAGGTATAAGTACCATTGGTGGTGCAGATAGGATTGCACCATAATGGCAGAACTTACTAGAACTACTACTGACCAAATAGCAGGAGACCCCAACAGAAACCAGGGAGTTGTTCATAGATTTAGGATCAGTTTACAAGCAAGCACTAATGGCCCAAGCTCTATATATGCTCCCTACTATTATGCAGAACACACTGTTGATCTTAGCTTCTTAAACACAGTTGGGTTATTCCCTGATGTACAAGTATGGAGAAAAACAGGTAGTGCCGGAAGCAGAACATTTATTAAGTGTCCCTATACTTTTGTCACTCCAGGAGCGTTGACTATAGCAGAGTATACTAAAGTACAAGTTGCAGAAAACATATCTAAGGTGGGTGGGTATTCATTAGGGGTAACGATAGCTTTGTTTACTACTACGCTTAATCTGACCAGAGAATACTATGTAACGATAGGTGATGTTGCTATAGGTGCTACAGATGCCACCTTATTTACAGACCTTGGTACGTTCAGCGCCTAGTTATTGACGAGTATCACTTAAAACTGTACAAATTAGATTATGAATACATATAAAGTTACTTGTTTAAATTGCAAAGAAGACGATAGATTGATGATAGATGATGCTACCCATCAAGTGGTTAATTTTGGTAAACAAGCCGGTACTAATTTACTCTCCGCTAGGTTTAGAGGAGATGGTAAGTTTGGATTTGAGTGTCGTTGTGGCAATGATAACCGATTGGCTGCAAGTGAAGAACACCAGATGAGTAGTTTAGTGCAGGGCGATGCTGTCAGTGTCCAGAAGATTAAAGATAGTTTAAAGATATTGGACTCTAAGCAGTTCTCTATGGAGGTTATGTAATGGCGTATGCATCTTGGTCAGTAGTTTTTGGTGAGCAACCATCGGCTGCTAAATGGAATATATTAGGCACTAACGACGCTAGTTTTAATGATGGTACTGGTATAGCAACAAACGCAATAACTGGAGCCAAGCTTGCCACTGGTGCAATCCACTTGGGTACTACAAGCTCTACATCTTTATCTCAGACAGGCTTTAGCTCACAGACCGATATCACAGGAATGAGCGTCACTGTAACAGTCCCGGCAGGCGGAAGAAGTGTCATGATTATGGGACAGTTTACTGCTACGTTCAGTGTTAGTAACGATGAGTTTAGGGGCCAGATTAACGAAGGGTCGACTATTCTCAGCGCCACCCAGATAAACAACTTCGGTAGCTCAAGAAGTAACACGTTCTTAATGTGGGCCTACGCTGCCGCTCCTAGTGCTGGATCGCATACATATAAACTTACTGGGGTTAGAGTTTCTGGTACTGGAACAATGGCCCCCACTAGTGGCTCGGCATTCCCAGCGGCAATTAGTGTCTTCTTAATGTAGGACTATATGACAACATTTAACGAACCCACTGGGGCATAACATGGCAAGAGATACTATCGAAACACTAGG